AATTTTATTGAATAACCAGATATTTATAAATAAAACTATTATGAACACAAAATTAATATTAGACAACTACTTGGGTAAAAACACAAGAGTGTCAGAAAAAGATAAAGGTAATGGTTACAAAGAAGTTTGTGACTTAGATACTGGAGATTGTTATACACTAAGAATAAAAGACGGATTAATTGAAAGAGTTGATAACACTATGAACACATTCAAAAAAATCCAAGTTGAGACTAAATCAGGAATTAAACAATTATTAAACGGATAACCATGGCTATAGATCAAAAAATTTTAAATGAAATAAGTAGATTTAATTCTATTAACAAATACATAATGGAACAAGGTGATCCAGCTTTGGACCCTACAATTGCGCCACCTGTTGACCCCGCTGCGGCACCACCTGTTGACCCTGCTGCGGCACCTGTTGATCCTGCTGCGGCACCCGCAGACCCTAATGCAGTTGCACCGATTCCACCAGCAGCACCTATTGATATCTCAAACGATCCTGAGGTTGAAGAACTTGGTGATGAAGGTGAGGAAGAAGGAAACAAAGAGGAATTAGATGTTACTGATTTGGTTGCAAGTCAAAAAAACATGGAACAAAAACAAGAAGAATATTTTGATAACTTGTTTAGTCAATTAAAAACTCTTGAGGAAAAATTAGGTGAGATGGATAATTTAGTTACTACTATTAACAACTTAGAGGCTAAGTTTGATAAATTTAGACCAAAAACCCCACAAGAAAAATTAGAATTGAGAAGTTTGGACTCAGGGCCATTTAATCAAAAACTATCTGATTTCTTTGAAGATAAAGAACCTGATATGGAAAAATCAGGTAAAAATGAATATGTTTTAACAACTGATGATGCTACTAATTACTCTACAAATGATATTGAAACATCATTTAACAACTACGACGACGAGAACACAAATATGATGTAATACTATGAGGGGGACATCTTTGTCCCTCTCTACTTTTTTTAAAAACCTTATTGACTACACTACTTTTTATAACTATATTTTCTACGTAAACCTTTAATAAATATATATACAATGGCGACAAACAATGTTTTAGATGCGGTTTTGGCTCAGTATGAGAGTTCAAAACAAAGTGGTTCTTCTTCCACTTCAAAATTCACACAAGAAGAAAGAATGAAAAAGTATTTCGCAGCAATTCTTAAAGATAGCGAAAAACAAGGACAAAGAAAAATCCGTATTTTACCAACCACTGATGGATCATCTCCTTTTAAGGAAGTTTGGTTCCACGAAATCAATGTTGATGGTAAATGGCAGAAGTTCTATGATCCAGGAAAAAATGACAACGAACGTTCACCTTTAAATGAGGTATACGATGAGTTAATGTCAACAGGTCGTGAATCTGACAAACAATTGGCGACACAATATAAAGCTCGTAAGTTTTATATCGTAAAAGTAATTGACCGTGACCATGAAGAAGACGGAGTTAAGTTTTGGAGATTCAAACACAATTATAAACAAGAAGGAATCCTTGATAAAGTTATTCCAATTTGGAAGGCAAAAGGTGATGTGACTGACTCTGATAAAGGTCGTGACTTGATCCTTGAACTTACAAAGGCAAAGACACCAAAAGGTGCAACATATACGGTTATTCAAACTGTTATGTATGACGATCCAACACCTACACATGAAGACGCTGAACAGGCATCTACTTGGATCAACGATGAGTTGACTTGGGAGGACGTGTATTCTAAAAAACCTGTTGAATATCTTGAAGCGATTGCAAGAGGTGAAACTCCACGTTGGGACACTGACGCAGGAAAATACATTTACTCAAATAACCAAGAAGAAGAGATTTCTATGGGTGGAAGTGTAAAGTCTGAAAGTAAAAAATCTGATCCTCAATCTAACGATGAGGTGGACGAAGATTTACCATTCTAATTAAACTTTAACATAGGCACTTGGTATGACTGAGTGTCTATGTTTTTTAAAATCAAAACAAATGAGTAAAATTGCAGAAAAAATGTATGAGGCATTGTCCTTAAAATATCGCAGTGAAATTGCGGAATCCGAAGCAACATTGTTAATTTATTTAACTACACCTGTTGGTATTGGTGAACACCCACAACATCTTGAAGAGATGGATAAATTAGTAGAAAAATTCGCAAATGCTCAAGATAAACTTGAGTCATTGGAAAAAATTCGTAAGTATAATTCAACAATAACACAATAATATGGCACTTAAAAAGAATGACTTTAGTTCAGTAAAGAAGAAATTCTCAACTTCAGCAAAGTACAAACCACAGAGATTTTTTGATTTAGGTGAACCATTCTTAGATGCCGTTGGTCTACCTGGTCCTGCAATGGGACACATTAATATGTTCTTGGGTCACTCAGATACGGGAAAAACAACTGCATTGGTAAAGACTGCGGTTGATGCTCAGAAAAAAGGTATTTTACCTGTGTTTATTATCACAGAACAAAAATGGTCTTTTGATCACGCAAAACTAATGGGGTTTGAATGTGATGAGGTAGTTGATACGGAAACAGGAGAATTGGAATGGGATGGTTTTTATATCTTTAACAATAACTTTGACTACATTGAACAAATAACTGACTATATTAATAGTTTATTAGATGCACAAGAAAAAGGTGAATTAGATTATTCATTATGTATCATGTGGGATTCAGTTGGTTCTGTTCCTTGTAAGATGACTTATGAAGGTAAAGGTGGTAAACAACACAACGCATCCGTATTGGCGGATAAAATTGGAATGGGAATAAATCAACGTATTTCAGGATCTCGTAAATCAGATTCAAAATTTGAAAATACGTTAATCATTGTTAATCAACCTTGGGTTGAGTTACCTGACAATCCATTCGGACAACCTAAGATTAAAGCAAAAGGTGGTGAGGCAATTTGGTTAAACTCTTCATTGGTATTCTTATTTGGAAACCAAAAGGGAGCGGGAACAACTAAGATCACTGCAACCAAAGATAAGAGAACGGTTAAGTTCGCATCAAGAACAAAAGTATCCGTTATGAAAAATCACATTAATGGACTTGGGTTTGAAGATGGTAAGATTATCGTAACTCCACATGGATTTTTACCAGGTAAAGACACAACTGAAGAGAAGGCATCTATTGAACAATACAAAAAAGAATATGCTGAGTATTGGAAAGATGTGATTGGAGTTGATGGTGAGTTTGATTTAAGAGCGGAAAGAGAAGAAGCAGAGTAAGAACCTTTGGTAAAAAATATAATGACCAAAACACTTTTAGTTGACGGTAACAACTTATTAAAAATCGGATTTCACGGAGTTAAGGACTTCTACAATAAAGGAGAACACGTAGGTGGTATTTGGCACTTTCTAAATACCCTACGTCGTTTTTTAGAGGATTCTAACTATAATAAAGTAGTTGTATTTTGGGATAGTAAAACTAGTTCATCTGAACGAAGATTATTATACCCAAAATATAAACTAAATCGTAAACCTTCGGCAACCGAACAAAAGGAAGAATCTTTCTCAACTCAAAAACAAAGGGTTAAACAATACCTTGAGGAGATGTTTGTAAGACAATTAGAGCTAGATCAGGCGGAAGCTGATGATCTTATTGCCTACTATTGTCAAATATCATTAGATGAAGAGAAAACGATATTTTCAGGTGACAGAGACCTTACACAATTAATATCTGATAAAGTAACAATTTATTCCCCAAACACAAAACAATACTATAAGTTAGGTGATAAGATTAAGATAGATAATATTGAAATCCCACACTATAATATTAAAACTTATAAGATATTAGCCGGTGATGGTGGGGATAACATTGATGGTATCTATTATTTAGGGGAGAAGACATTTGTAAAATTATTTCCTGAAATACTTGATTCAGAGGTTTCTTTTACCGATATTTTAACAAAGGGTGAGGAATTACTAAAAGAACAAAAAGAGAATGTTGTTTTAAAAAATTTACTCAGTGGAAAGACCAAAGAAGGTATTTTCGGTGATGAATTTTTTGTGATCAATAAAAAACTCGTAGATCTATCAGAACCTTTGATTAACGAAGAAGGTAAAGAGACGGTTAGATTATACTACTCAGAGTCAATGGACCCTGATGGTAGAGGACATAGGAATCTAATTAGGATGATGATGGACGACGGGTTTTTCAAGTATCTACCAAAAGGGGACGAAGCTTGGGTCAATTTTTTAAAACCATTCTTAAAATTATCAAGAAAAGAAAAAACAAAGTTTAGAAACAAAAAGTAAAAACAAAAACAAGATGAGAGATCAAGATGTAACGAAAGTTGAATTTCTATTAATGTGTAACGATAACATTGTAGTACAACGTTTTTTTAATGTTAAGGGATTCAACAAAAACGCCCATAAATCTGAAGAGTTTTACGACCATATGAATAGTCTATGTCGTGAATTTCAATATGATTTGAAAATGCGTTCAGTAGTCTATATGTTAGACAACAAATACGAAATTTCTGAGAATCCAGAGATTTTAAACACGTCAATTACTGACGGGGAAGAGAATTTTAACATTTTTATTAAGCTTGGGGACATGACAATTTGTCATAGAAGGTTTGATGCTAAGGTGTACCCACCAAAGGTAAGATACACCGTAGACCTACGTCCGAAGTTAAAAGGTATCCTAAACGGCCTGACTGACATTTTTTCAGGTAAAAATTTTAATTATTTCCGTCCCGAATTTATCCAAAACTAATAGTATTTATCTTTACTAACAGAAGGAAAATTATGGCGACAAACAAAAATTTTGAGTATCTAGGAAACACATTCCAATTACAATTACTTAATCAAATTATATTAGATAAAGAATTTTCACATTCAATTATTGATGTGATTGAGAACAATTATTTTGAAAACAAATACTTCAAAATAATAATTCAAATGATAAGAGAGTATTATACAAAATACGATCACACACCATCATTTGAGACATTAGAACAGATCACTAAATCTGAACTACAACAAGAGATTGCGTCCAAAATAGTGTTGGATACAATTAAGAAAATTAAAGACGCACCTGTTGATGGCGTAGGTTTCGTACAGGAAAAAGCGTTAAAGTTCTGTAAACAACAAGAACTACAAAAGGTTATGGGTAAGGCTCAAAAAATCATTGATGGAGGTGAATTTGAGAACTATGATGCTCTTGAAGAGATGGTTAGAGGAGCATTACAAGTCGGAGCAAAAGATACAAGTGCGATGGATGTATTCTCTAACATGGATCAAGTCCTTGACGATGATTACAGACACCCTATTCCAATGGGAATACCTGGTATTGATAAACTATTGAAAGGTGGTTTGGCTAAAGGTGAGATTGGAGTTATTTTGGCACCAACAGGTGTGGGTAAATCAACCATTTTAACTAAGATTGCGAATCACGCATTTAACTTAGGTAATAACGTACTTCAGATCTTTTTTGAGGATAATCCTAAAGTAATTCAAAGAAAACATTACACACTTTGGACTAAGATTCATCCTGACGAATTGTCAGAAAAAAGAGAAGAGGTTATTCAAAAAGTTAGGGAAATTGAGGATTCAATGCCTAACAAGTTAATTATGAATAAGTTACCATCTGATACGGTAACTATGTCTCAGATTAAGAATCAAATCAGAAAGATGGTTGCGGATGGTAATAAGATTGATATGGTATTACTTGATTACATTGACTGTGTGGTTCCTGATAAGAACTTAGGAGATGAATGGAAGAGTGAGGGGTCTGTAATGAGAGCATTTGA